TGCTCTCGCGCTCTCCCTATTAAAGAAATATAGGGACCTGGATATCGCTTATGGGATTATGGTAGCGAGAAGAGTCGTCTCTCATACCAGACTCACTGAGACAGACGGGGAAGTTTCCTATAAACTCAGAGACTTAGATCCGAATGGCAATCTGGTTCCAGGTGAGCAGTACTATTCACCAAAGTTTAATGCTTCCAGCCTCGAGGTTGAGCCAAGGAACATCGACTTGTCAGACTATAAGCTTATAGAGCGGATGAATTGCCTGGAGATAGTTCCTATACTCGAGAAGAATAGAGACTATCATGATCTGAGGTTTAGAAGGAGGGTATCACTTGCTATACAGTATGTCAAGAAGCCCAATGCTCCCTTCACTGTATCTCATTACAATGACCCTGACCTATCTGCCCATTGTGTGATCAAGGGTCTTGTCTTTGAGAAAGATAAGGGATTGGCAATCGTGTCCTACCTCTACAAAGGGTGCCTATGCAGAAGTGAGACTTGGAGATTGCCCGATATAGAAGCATATTCCGTTGGACAGGATAGATTAGTTTCGATCTCGATAGGACTATTTAAGGATTGTAAAAGGGATAAAATTTCCAGAGCAATAACATTCTATTCTAGACTGATCTCCAAGAATTCATGGTCTAATTCAGGATTTTTCAAGGTCTATAGGTACTTAGCGACTGGGTGCACAATGAAATCTCCACTGATCCCTGAACAGGTGGCTAAATGCAAGGAAGTATTCAGTGAACCCTGTAAGAATAAATTGTCTCTCTTTTTGCTAGGAAATTACTTGACAGCTTCCAGTGAGGAATCTACTACCCCAGTACTTGGACTCCCGTTCGAAAATCATGCTTATGAAATCTTTTTTATGTCTGCATGTCCCTATGATCAGTATGGATCAAATAGACATTTGACCAGGGCCCTGAGCGCTATGTATGATGAAATTAATTTATACAATAATTCTGGACACATTCAATTAATTAAGGATTATGAATCTGAGATTCTAGACAATTCTGGGGATTTGCGAGAGACTTATTACAAGTATTTATCAAAAGTATTATCATATTCAAAAGAAACTAAGGGAAGATTTACCTGGACTCCTGCTTCAGCGGTTATCTTATGCCAAGAATTAAATAAAATTAAATTTAAGGCTCTTGACATCCAAGATACTATGCCTCCCTTAAGTGATTTGTTAACCCTTAAG